GGAAAATAAAACAGTTGAAAAACATATAAAAACAGTTTATAATTTATTTATGCCGAATAAAGGAGCACCGACAGTTCACGATTATAGAATTATAAACAATATAGCGTTTGATTGCGAGTTTGACAAGATGAGCCAAAACACAGATAAATATAATAAATTATGAATAAACCAGAAATATACGAAAAAGAGATAGTAGAAGTAATAAAAAGAAACAATCTTTTTATTATTCAGGATATATTTGCTTTTTATACAGGCATAAAATCAAGCCAATTTTATAATTTAGGTTTGGAAAAATCGGAAGAGATAAAAAAGGCAATTGATGATAATAAGATAAAGACCAAGCAATCAATGAAAAAGAAGTGGTTTAAAAGTGATAACCCAACGTTGCAGATAGGTTTAATGAAATTGATAGGGACAGAAGAAGAAGCCCACAGGCTCAACGGGAGCAAGACCCAAATGGACGTAACAACACAGGGTGACAAGATAAGCATTTCGCATATAACACCGTTAACATTTGTTAAAACAGATGATAAAGATTAATGAAAAATTTAAACCCCTATATCAAGAGGAGACACGCTATTACATCATAACAGGTGAGCGTGGCTCCTCTAAGTCTTTTTCAGTGGCAGATTATTTATTAAGAAAAACCTATCAAAAAAATCAGATAATATATTTTACTCGATATACTTTATCGAGTGCGAAAGATAGCATTATTCCAGAGTTCAACGAGAAATTAGAGTTATTGAATTGTGAAAATGATTTCAATGTAAACCGGACGGAAATAGTTAATAAATTTTCAAATTCTGAAATTAAATTTAGAGGGATAAAAGCAAGTCAAGGGTCGCAGACCGCAAAATTAAAAGGATTAACAGGAGCTACGGTGTGGGTAATTGATGAAGGTGAAGAGTTTACAGATGAGAACTTATTCAATAAGTTGAATAAATCGCTTCGAGTTAAGGATGAGAAAAATATTATAATTTTTGTTTTAAACCCGACTTATAAAAAACATTTTATTTATAAAAGATTCTTCAGAAATGCGGGAGTTAACGAACATTTTAATGGAATAAAAAACAACGTTACATATATTCATTTAACATGGAAAGATAATGAGAGGAATTTAGATGAAGATTTTATAAAAGAGGCGGTAAAATTGCAAAAAGAAAACCCACAACAATATAAGAGAGAGTATTTGAGCGGGTGGTTAGACCCGGAGGAAGGGCTTGTATGTCCAACATTTAGATATTTTTCTGATAATATAGAATTTTCAGAAAACAATACAAGGGTTGCATATATTGACACAGCCGACAAGGGCAAAGATTACTATTCAATGCCTATTTTTGAGGTTATAGGCGATTATGTATATTTGATTGACGTGATTCATACGTCTGCGATGTTAAAAGTAACCCAACCCCTTACAATAGCCAAAATAAACGAATTAAAACTCGATACTGTAATAATTGAAACAAATAAGGAAGGCGGATTGTATGTTTCAAATATTGAAAAAGAAACAAATTGTAATATTATAGGAAAATTTAACACAACAAAAAAAGAAACTCGAATCTTATCACAGGCTGGCTGGCTGACAAAAAGGGTTTTAATAAAAAAACCTGAAAACCAAAATTTAGAATATAGTTTATTCATGGAGCACGTACAGGAATATGAAAAAACCCCGAAAGAGCATCAGTTTGATGATGCCATTGATGCGTTGGCTGGGCTTGCAAAGTATTGCAGGGTTGCGTTAAATATGCCTTATTAATTTGTTTATATAAAAATAAATAGTATATTGTCGTCTGATAGGAATGAATTATTTTGTTTTGTGCCTCTGCGATTTTGCAGGGGTTTTTTTTATGTTTTATAACATTAAAATAATTGTTAAAAACACTGTTAATTGTTTGGTAGTTAAGTATATTTGTTGTATATTTGTTATAACAAAATGAGATACTAACGATAAACAATTTCAAAATGACAATAGATATTAAGACATATTCAGTATTTGCAGAATGTAGCAGTTCAGAGGAGAGAGAAGACCTTGGGACTTTTGAGAAATTGGAAGATGCAAACTTTCAATTTGGAAGTTTTTCAGAGAGTTTTTCTGAAACAGGGAGTACCTTCGTTTATTTAGAAGAGAAAACGGATATTTATTCTTTAAATAGCGAAATGTTAGCAGATGACGAATTAGACTTAATAGATGTTTATGATTTAGAAAATGATTTTATAAATCTTAACTATTTTGAAATAGAAGAAGAAGGAGATTTTGATGTTATTGATGAGAGAGAAATAAAAGGGTCTGAAATAGAGAGCGAAAACTTAGAAAACGAAATATGGAGTTTTCTAGTAAACAAGTACAACTGGAGCGGATTAAATTATAGGCTCGTTGATATAAATGGTAAATCTGTTAAATTTAGATTAAAAAACCATTCCGCTAACCCTGCAAGAATGGATAATGAAACATTATCAATTGTTGTTAGAAATGATAACAAAACGGATAAATGGAATAATAACAATGAAGTTGTTATCGAAGGTGAAACAAGTTTTGAGGAAGCTGTAAAACTCATCGAAGAAAAAATAAAAGAAATATTTTAATTAAAAACATTGAATAAATAAAAAATATTATTAACTTTGCTATGTGATTAATAGTAACCCGCCTTGAGTTGTTGCAGATTCGGCGGGTTTTTTTATGCCTAAAAATAAAAACATGTTTTATAACACGCCAAAATTTGTTTTATAACAATGTTTTACATAAATTTGTAAAAAGTTATTTATATGAGATTTTTTGGTAAAAAAATTAAAAAAAACATTGTTGTAGATGAAAGAAATGATTTTACTGCAAAATCAGCTATAACTGAGATTTATTGGAATGAGAGAGGGCAGAAGATATTTTTTGATTTTGACGATGCAGAAAAAATAAATTTAGCAATAAATACAGTACCCGAATTATCAAGCATTTTAAATTACTTGGCTAAAAGTTTAAGCACGGGAGAATATCAAGTAAAATCAAACAATGAAGTTATTGATAACCCTTTGACGGAATTATTAAACAATCCGCACCCTTTTTTTAACAAAACAGACTTTTTACAGCAGATAGCAGTATCCTTAATGGCTTATGGTAGATGTCATATTTACATAGGAGCTCCTCTACTACGAGATAATGCAAAATCATTATATTTGTTACCAACTCATAAAACTAAGATTAAATTAAAAGATATAAGATTTAATAATATTATTGAATTAGAAGATTTTAATAATATTGTTGATAAATATGAAACGGTTGTAAATGGGAAGGTCGTAGATATTGATCCATTAAAAGTGCTCACGATAAAAAGTAATACCGTTGCAAATTTTGAAAGTGGATATTTAAATTTTAAATCGCCATTAAAACCGTTAGAAAATGCGTTAAAAGTTACCCCTGCTATTTATGATACTATGCAGAATTTAATGAACAATCAAGGGATGAAAGGTTTTGCGGTAAATAAATCTTCGGGAGAATTTGGAACTGTAAGAATAGGGGATGAAGACAAAAAAAATATTCAAGAAGCATTCAGAGGTTATGGAACAAAAAGTGGACAAAATCAAATTGCATTTGTTAATCACGATGTAGATTATATTCAAGTTTCAGCAATTATAAAAGATTTGCTTCTTCCAGAACAGCAAAAAATGATTAAAACTATTTTAGCTGATGTTTTAGGATTTGATACGGCAATCTTAAATAATGATAGTGCTAATAAATATGCAAATTATAACGAGGCTCGGAAAAGTCTATTTACCGAAATTATTATACCTCTAAGTAATGTAATAACTGAGGGCTTAACATCTTATTTATTTAAATTCAAATCATTAACGATAAAATTAGATTATTCACATTTAGAGATATTTTCAGAGGACAAAAAAACGAAGTCGGAAGCGGTTGGTGTAGAGAGTACTTTTATAATAAATTTAAACAAATCCGTTTCATTGGGAGAAATGACCAAAGAAAATGCCGTTTTATTTTTAATTTCAAACGGATATGACGAAGAAATTGCAAAAAAATTAATAAAATGATACAAAAAGAATATAATAGTATAGTTAAAGATATTACAAAAAAAGGCGAAGTTGTGATAATGGCTAACGCTTTTAATAATATTGACAGCCAAAAAGATGTTAGTTTACCGGGCTCTTTTAAAAAAACAATTAAGGAAAATTTTAAAAATATTTATTGGTTTAAAAATCATAATTCAGATGAGACTTTAGGTGTCATAAAAAAACTATGGGAAACTGACCAGTTTTTAAATTCTGAAATGAAATTTAATCTTGATAAACAGATTGCTAAAGATATGTATAGCGACTATCAATTTTTTGCTGAAAATGACAGAATGGTAAAACACTCTGTTGGTCTTTCAACAATTGACGGTAAATATGAAATAAAAAATGGTATCCGATACGTCAAAGAGTGGAAACTTTGGGAAATATCAAGTTTAACAAAATGGGCAGCTAACGATTTAGCCGGCACCGCTTCGATAAAAAATATTGAAAACATTAATATAAATGAAACATTAAAAAATCTTAATATTTATTATGAGTGGATGTCAAAAAAAGGCATCCATTCAGATGAACATATATTAAGAATTGAAAAAAATATAAAAAATCTAGTCCAATTAATTAATGAGCCGTCAGATGACACTCGGAAAGAAACAAAGCCGTCAAGAGACACTTTGCGAAGAAATATAATTTTAAATTTAATAAAGTAAAAAAATGAAGAACGCAAAAAAAAATTATTGGAAACCTTTTAAAATAATGTTTGGATTAATATTGTTTGCAATTGGTTTATTTGCCTTTTCTGAAATATTCGATAGTGCAACGCTTGGAGCTGTTACAGCTGTTATGCCTGCATTAGTTTGGATTAAAGAAGGGAAATTTACGGGTGAATTAACGGAATTTGAACTTAAAAAACTTAATGAGGAAGATTTAATAATCTACATGAAAGAGCTAAACGAATCAAAAGTCATGCAAGTTCAGAAAGGAGTTGAGGACAAATTAAAAGATTTGATTTCAAAGAAAGATTTCAACGAACTAAAATCTAAAATCGACGAAATTAATAAGAAAAACGCTGAGAACTTAGAATTAAGAATAAAAGAATTTGAAGATTTAGCCGAAAGAATAAGCACAAGGGTAACGGAGAGTAATCTTGACGAATTAAAGGGATTATCAACTTTTGAAATTTCTTTGAAAACTGCTAAAGTTGGAAATGAAAACTTAGAAAATGTTTTAAAAACTTTTAATAAAGGTGATAAAATATCGTTTCAAATAAAGGCTACATTTGGAGGGTCTGATATTTCGCCATTAACGGGACACGTAGGCGGTCAGATAATGGGCGGAATAGGGCAGATTGCGACTGCTAAGCTAGTATTATCAAATTTCTTTAAAGTATCGCCTATTCAAATTGACGGCAACGGTACTGTTGTTTATGAGGATTGGGACGAAGCAACAACAACGAGAGCGGCGGAAGCAATTGCAGAAGGTGCTAAGTTTCCTGAATCAACAGCTAAGTTTAAGAGTTATTCGTTAACTATTGAAAAAATCGGCGATAGTATTTCAATGACTTATGAATCTATGCGAGATTTCAAACGTTTTACCGCAGAATTAGCAAGGTTTATAACTAGAAATATAGCTATAAAAGTAAATAACGCTCTTTGGAATGGGTCGGGTGTAACGCCTAACATTGCAGGTATATACACCCGCACAACTGCGTTTGATGCCGTAGGATATACAGGAGCAACAACAACAACCCCCGATTTGTTAGATTTAATAAAAGTGCTTGCGAAGCAAATAATGAATGGGAAAGATGAGAAGTACGATGTGAATTTTGCATTTGTTTCATGGGAAGATTATTTGAAATTGTCGTTGGCAAAAGACAGCACAGGGCGATTGATTTATCCAAACGGTATTCCTACAATTCTTGGTGTTCAATTAGTACCGACTTCTTTTGTTGCTGATAATACTCTAGTTATTGGGGATAAAAATTATGTTGAACTAATTGGAGACCCCAACGCGATAACAATTGAAACAGGTTTCAAGCCAAACGATTGGGAAGATGACAAAGAGAGCATCAAAGGGCGTGTTAGAACTGCTTTACTTATTAGAAATGCCGATTTAGATGGTTTCTTAAAAGTAACATCAATTACGGAGGCATTAACAGCTATTACAACTGTATAATTAAAAAGGGGTGTTACAACCCTTTTTATTAATCTTTAATTTCAGAAAAAATGGGAAAATATAAATTTTTAAAGGGTTATGACAATTATAAAAAAGGTCATATTCTTAAAGTTGAAAAACCGAACAAATTAGTATTAGAGTTAATTAAACGTAAAATTGTAGAATTAGTAAAATAATTTATTATGAAATTTAAAACGGTAAAATTTGAAAACGGTAAAAAAGGAGAAGGGTTTGTTGAGGTTTCAGAAAATGAAGTTTCCAGCGAAAATATCGGGTTTGATTTTGCCGTTTTAAATGATGGTAAAATTGCAAGAAAAATTATGTTTGTGGATGCAGACGGTAATCAAATAAAATTAACGGTATGAGCTGGCTTTTTAAGAATCTAGGGGATAATAAAATAGTGCAAGCAATGGCATTAGTGGACAAAAATGGGAATCAAATAACGGATTTCAATGTAGATTCAAATATTAGAGGATATGATAGGATAAGCGATTCAGACCATATAGGGTTAGTTACTTATTCAGATGCAACATTGCACGCATGTACTATTCAACCAAAAGAGGGAGAAGATTATTATGAGTTTTATATAAAAGGTGTGAAAGTTCGCAAAACAGAAGCTGAAACTATTGCAACGCCTGATATTACAGGAACTTATTATTTTTATTTTAATCCAAACGGTATATTTTCTGTTTCATTACAGGGAAATGTGGATGTAACAGCTTTTTTAACAAGTGCAATAACAGGTCTTGCTATTTACAATAAAGAACAAGGGTATTTTTATGGAGCAGTAGATGAGCAACATGGCAAAGATGTCCCCCCATCTATACATTTAGATTTACATCTAACGCGTGGGTTTAAGTGGGAAAAAGGGAGCGGAGGCGAGGCAATTGGTTTTGTCGATGCTTTAAGTACATTTACAAGTATAGGAGCATCACGACATTGGGACGAAGATATACAGGTTAGTATAGCAGAATTGACAACATTACCTAAGATGTATTTGAAAACAGTTGATGGGGTAACGGGTTGGGCGTTTACAACTGCAGATAATAATATAGGTTATATTGCGGATGGAGACACATACGTCTCTTATAATAAAGAGATTTCCAACGGTGTTTGGGATTTAGTCGAAAGTACATCCACAACTGATTATATTATTTACCTAATCTTAGCCACAAATCTTATAGATGTCCCGAAAATGATTGTTATAGGACAAGATGCTTATCCTTCTAGAAGTTCAGCAAGGCGAGCTTTGTCTAATTCTTTAAAATCGGTTGAATTATTAGGATTACCGAGTGCAGAGAGTGAGTGGCAATTCGCATATATTTGCAAAAGAAATGGGAGGTTAGAAGATGATGGGAACGGAAATGCAGTTGTTGATTTGAGAGGGAAAAATATAAATAGTTTGTAAAATGGAAAACTTAATTACAACATCTGATTTTACACAGCCTTTTAATTTAATTTATGATACTGAAACACAAAAGGCTAGGATTGACGGGTTAATTACAGAATTTCAAGAAAAATATTTATTGCAAATTTTGGGTTATAAAGGGGTTAAGGATGTTTTAGCACGATTAATTTTCAAAGATATTCAAAATGCTTATATGTCGGGGATTTATTCTGATGGTCATTTGCAAAATAATATTGAAGAAAGTTTTAAAATATATCCAGCCTCATTAATTGCGTATGTTTGGAATAGTGGGGTGAAAAAAATAAATTCGTCAGAAGATTATGATAGTGTTTACGATTATTTATCTGATTTTTCGGAACAAATACCCGATTGGACATTTAAGCATTTTAAAGAAATTAATAGTTTTGGAATATGATAAACACAATTGTCACTATAACTGAGGTATTTGAAATCTTAAAAAAAGAGGTTGAGGTTATCAATATTATTGATAATTCTAATAATACCTATAATATTTATTTAAGTGAACAATATTTATTGCGAGAATATCATGTTATCACTTTGTTAAATTGTGGAGATATTTCGGGTGCCCATTTAATAACGAATATTCAAGACGATTACATTACAATTGAATTGATTTCAGGAATAACAATAACCACTTTTGGAACGGCAAAAAATTATATAAATTATATGTTTGAAAGTTTCCAAGGGGCTAAAGAAGTTTTAATTGATGCTAATAAAATTCAGGTTTTAATTGATGCTAATAAAATTCAGGTTTATGCAAATAAAAAAATGCCTTTAATTTTAGGATTAGTGGATTTTTCAGAAGAAATTGATAATACTTTTGTTAAACCAAAATTGAAATTTTATTTAATTGACAAAACAGAACGAACAAAAACAACAAATTGGAGAAATGAGAATACTTTTAAGTATTTAAAAAATATCAATACTGAATTAATTGGACAGTTTAGGAGACATTCGGCAATTGTGCCAAATTTCACTTAT